AGCAAACTTTGATATGGTTGCATATGGGTTTGCTGGAGCTCGTTACGAACTAACTGCTCGTTTATCAGTTCAAGATTCTCCAAACTCAGGTGGTGTAGTTGTTAGCGCCATTCGTTTTTGTAAAGTTGCGGCTGAAATGGGTCTTACTGGTTACTTACGTGGTCCATCAGCTTGGACTCAAAAGTCACCTCCTGTACAGCTAAGCTCGGCTGACGCCAAGTTTGAATGTGATGCTTTAGCTCGTCGTATTCTTACTGATATTACTACTCCACAGTTAAAGGAAAACAACCCTAAAGCTGTTGATCTACTTTACACCGATCAAGGTGATAGCTTAGATTATTAATTAATTGGGGCTCGAAAGAGCCCCTTTTTATTAAACTTATTATTGGAGCTTAACGTGAATATTCTTAAACCTTCTATAAACACATTTGATATCGATGGTGTAATTTACTTCGGTGAAGAATTTACTGGTGTTAGACCAGGAACTGAAGATATTATTATTACAGGTAGATCGTTTACACAACGAGAAGAAACTGAAACAATGCTTCATGCTCGTGGTATCTTTAATACTGTTATGTATAATCCTATAACTCGAATTCACGCTGATTATTCTCGACACGAAAGTGGTAGACATAAAGCTAGATGTATTGCCCAGTTAAAAGAATCATTTGATGTGGGTTTACATTTCGAAGACGACCTAATTCAAATTGAACAGATACTAGACATGTTTCCAGAACATCAAATTATTCATATGGTTCGCCAAGGCGAAGATCTTTTAGGTTATTAATATGTCAAGTCAGTTTACGTACAATTACGACTATTGGTCTTTTGATAAGGATCTTATGTTGGAATTCAATTGGTTCCTTCGTAAGATTAATCAAAGAGCATCTATCCAACAAGGGTATATAACAGAGTCGTACGACAATCTTCTTAGAGACGGTAAACCATCTTTTGGTCTTGGTCAAGACGTTGAGTACTTCCATCCAACAATTACACTAGACGATCGTATGCGTTTCATTGGCACTGAGATAGCGGGTGCTGACATGAGTATGATTAACATTGTTGGTAACACATTCATATCTCACTTTTATGGTGCACGAGGTATACATTGGCTATTATCAGGCAAAGAAGGCGAATTCGTAGATTTTGATAAAGTAGCAAATGGTGATCAAGACTATATTCAATTCCTTAGAGATAACGCAGCAACAGCTCAACAGAACAAGCAACCAATCTGGGGTACGACAGAGTTACATACATCAATTCAAACAGCAGGTCGTAATTACTGTAGAGAAAGATATAGTGACGCTGATCGCAAATTTCAAACAGTCGATGTATGCGAATGGGTATCATCATTTAGAGATAATGGTATAATTGAAGGTATGCAGAAATGCAAACATCTTAGCGAAATATATAAATTACTTACTTCAATGAATGGAATTGGTGGCTATTATGGCTTCCATGGTTCAACATCATCTAGTGCTTTACCTCAGGTTGACTACCATCACGACCAACGTTTTGTTGTAGCTGGACCTGGAGCTGTATGGACAATTAAGAAACTTTGGCCAGGTATTCCTAACAAACATGTAAATGAAGCAGTATATTTCTTACGCGAAAACGCTGATGAAATTGGTTTGACTGATGGTGTTAGTTTTCATGAAGATGCGTATAACATTAAACTAAAAGGTGGTCCATATGCTGGACAGAACTTATTTAAGTTTAAACAAGACTCGCTAAAGTATTATGGCACAGAAGTTTTGGCATGTCAGTTTAGTGTCTATATGCAAATTCGCGATGATGAGAAACGTTGCAACAAACGTAGAGTGGCTCGAGCCGTAACCAAACCAGCAGTATGTAGCTTAGAGGATTTCTTTGAATGAAGAACTTGATTAGTGGACCATTTGGTACAGTACCTAAAAACATAAGCTCTCATAAGGGAGCACAAGGCTACATGTACGGAGCAATGGTCGCTGAGAAATATGGCAATTGTGTTGTCAACAACGGCAAAGAAGACTATAGTCAGTTTGATCGTATATTTACATATCATGGTAACGACTGGCAGGCTGACAACAAAGGCTTAAACCTATTCGGTGGTGTACAAGGATTTGGTGGTATTGATAACACTGTTGCCTTCTCTAAATTCCAAGGTGAAGTTGTTTCATTACATTTTGACTTTCCTGATTATGCATCAATGATAGTAGATCGTATCCAAGCAGCAGAATCTAAGGGTAAACAGGTACAACCACAATGGTACGACATTGACTTAGATAACCTTACACGTATGCACCAAGAAGCAAAAACAGTTCGATATGCTAATAAGGGTACTGCTACTAATATGGTTGCAGGCGATAGTCACTCAATTTGTATGTATCGTCCAGGTTATATGATAAACTCAACACCCTTTAAGACTCTAAATGGTGCTTTAAACGAAGGGTTAGAGACATTCATAGATCCATCAGCTAAAAATATAGAGTTCTATTTCGGTAACATTGATATTCGTCACCACGTTTGTCGACTAGAAGGTGGCTACGAGACACACGTTAATGATCTATGTGATAGATACATTGAACAATTGGTCCAATTGAATGCCAAATGCTACGAACTACTTCCAATAGAACACGAATCGCGTAAAGTACCAGGATCAGGATTCTATAAGAAACAGCCATTTTGGGGTTCATGGGAAGAGAGAACAGCAGCTAAGAACTTATTCAATTCTAGAATGAAAGACGCTGGGTTACTAATAGAATGGACTAACTATCTACTTAATGACTCTAACGAACTGTCATTCGATCATATGGAGAAGCCTCGAAGCATACATCTAAGCCGCGGTTCATATCCTTATTGGACAGGTGAAGAGTTGTCTATTGTGGAATCTAGTGATAATTCTTCTCTGGAGTCATTCTTTTCTTAAATCTTAACATCTGAAGACGTATAAATAGATCTATACATTATAATCTATTAAGGAAAACACATGCCTTCAGATATCCGCTGGTCTCAGCGAATGACCAAATCACTTAATCAATTCGAAGATCCGTCATCTGTATCATCAGTTGATGATTCCTGGAATCCTCATACCTTCGGCCTTGGTGGTAAATTAGATAATTTATATCATGTTTCTGGAAGGAAGATCGTTTTTAACGACTATGTCCATGCTCTCTTTTCTAGATATGCAATAGATCGAAAGAACATACTAAACCCCACAGCGCAATATACTTCCTCTTATGGTAGACATCAGCGCGATGCAATATGGGAAGAAGTAGATTACATGATGATTCACCAAGAGACAGGTGGTACGTTTATAGTTGTATCTTTATATCTACCTGCTACTCTACCCTCTGATGAAGAACCAGGCGATCATGTCAAGACTAGAACAGGCGTTCAATGGATGTCTCCGGGTACTGGCTCACTTGCCTCAAGGAAACGTTTCGGATTAGATGCATGGGATTTACAGCCAGAATTAGTAGTTGTTCCATATAAAGAGGGTGTATTTCCATCTGATTACAGCTCAAAGTACATAGAATTCAGCAACAACCCAACACCTGCTGGATATAGCAATGCATTTTCGGGAAATACAGGTGATGGAATACTTAGAGAAAGCGAATCTATATATTTTGGCAAAACAGCGATGGATGACAAAGGCTCTGTCTCTAATTACCCTGATACATATCCTTCTGGTACGTTTACAATAGAAACAATACTAGAAGACGTTAGTATGTCTGATAGGCACATTGCTCCTGATTTGATCACTACTCCATATACTTGGTCAGAGTACGAAAACGCATTAAAATACAAAAGCGAAATTAAACATACAGCCGGAACTTTAATTAAAGGCAAAGGTTATGGTGATGAACGGTATACTGCTTATGAGGTACCTACTCATATTCAAGACAGCGCAGATACTTTAGAAGCTGGATACCTGCTGCCTAATGGTGATGAATTCGAAGAGGCTTTTGGTGATACCCAGTCATTTGATGCTAAAGTTTCAGCTTCTCTGACAGGTGCACTTAGAACAACACACATAAATAACGAATCTGCAGTCACACCGTCTGTCATGACTTCGGCTAACCTTTTTCGTCCTAACCTTGACGGTGATACGATGCGAACAGGATATTGTATAGAATTCAGTGACATATTAGGTATAGGTCAAATAGTTAGGTATGATAACATTCGATCCGCCGATGGAGCCTACGATTATGACGAACAGTTTAGGGTAATGCACGAATACTTCGAAGAGCATCAAGATAACATCATGACAACCGCTGATAAGTATTTCATACTTGCTTCAGGTCCACATTTATATCTAAACCCCGAACAACGAGCAGGTGGTGGTACTCGTAAACAAATAGCTGAAGATGCTCTTGAGCCAACCCACGTAAGAACAGCTTATGATGGTTACGATGTTGAAGGTTATGATCATCACTCATTTGATTTTATCCGCGATAGAACAGAGTATGTAAGTGTAATAGGTGGAAACTCAGTCAATAGCAACGATTCTGACAACATATTAAACTATACTGATTACGACGACATTGGTGAAAGAAATCTCGGAACAACTAGTCAAACTGTTGTTCAGGGAAACTGGATATTTTCTCCACTTAGATATATTCTCTCGCATAATAGAGGTGCAGCCGCGATCGGTGGTCCTGGCGTTAACTATAAAGCGGGCACTCTTAACAATACACGAAAAGAACACGTGTTTAATTGCCCTAGTAAATATGGAACATTAGGTGGTCCACGCGGATATAACGATGACACGTCAAATAAAACATGGGCATCATACGAACTAGCAGTAGACTATATTGTCAATCCTAATACTGATATTAGAACAGGCAACTCGGCATTAAGTGCGTTGGATACTGAAGACACTACTTATCTTTCTAAGAGATCTTCATATGCAAGTGACAGAGACCGCCGCGCTGACTTCGGTGCAGATCTAACCAGCCCTGATGCTTCGATACCAGCTGAACGACTAGCCGAGTTTGGTAGTGATTACTGGCACACAGAAAAACCAGCATCACTCGCCGCTACCCCAACTAATGTCTTCAATTACAGATATACTGAAAATGATTTCCAAACAAATTTGTCTTACGGTGACCCTGACTATACTTCAACTAATTTTTTAAATGACATTGATTATTCTACTGTTGATGCTAGAACAACTGATGGTAAATATCTTAGAGATTCAATTAAAGATCTTACATCATTCGATAGTTCATTAAGCGCCCATTCTAGAGCTCTGAATGTTGCAAATATACAAGGCACTGTATCAGAAAGTAATTCAGAACGTGGAGATGGTTCGGAGTTTATGGGTAAACTCGCCCGATTCTCTGCATTACCTGGACAATGGAAATGTGCAATTGATCATACACAAGGCGATTCTACTACGTCGACCAAAACGTTAAAATCTGTCGACGCGTCGTCTAACGGATTCGAAGGTGGTGGATATTGGTTCCATGAAAAAGATAACGGCGAATATGTCTATCCATTGTTTGGTTCGAAAACAGAAGCCGGGCTATTTGGTCAAAATATACATGCACTTATTCCTAGTACATTAAATGAAGGAGTTGCTCCTACTGGAACAACAGTAGAATATAAACTAACAATGCATGATGAGACATATCTATCGACTAATTCGTCAGAACAGAAAACGTTTTATATGCCTGCTAATTGGAATTTCACTGATAGTAAGAATCGACCAAGTGGTGCTCATACTGCTAATGGTTACATGAGACCAAAACAACTTAAATGTGTATATTTCCTTGATAACGGTGATGGTACATATACCTTTCCTCTGTTTAAATCAATAAATTCATATTTAGAATGTCGTCATGATCCTGCTTTCTATTTAGGCGAGGCAGTACAATCATACTTAGAGTATGATACTGACATGATAGCTCTTAAAACTACAAGATACGGAGCAAATGGTGCTAAAAATGCATACAACTATAAATTTAGTACTTCATCATATCCTGGTGCTCATCCACAGAATCCAGTACTTACTAGTCCAGACGGAACAGTTGGTGTCCCAACGACGCTCGCAAATGGTTTTAATGTTAAACGTGCCAACCTAAATACTACTAACCAAACCAGACCGAATAAGGGTGTGCAATACCAGGAGTTAACTTCAGCAACCTATGATCCTCAAACTATATCAACTATCAAAGATAAGCATCATAGAACATGGTATGTTGATAACCAAACACCTCATGTAATTAACGTGCATCCTAGAGAATTAATTAGTAAGATAAAGCCAGGCACCGGACCAGCATACCCGGTGGATATAACCTCCCGCCAATTTCTTGGTACTAACACAGAAGAGGTATGGTGGAATGACAAGCAGGCAGATTCGGTACATTCGCAATTAGACAGCGGGTCTATTAAACATTACATTCCTATCACGAGTTATAATACATGGGAAAGATTCCAAAACGTTGAAGAAGTTCCAAACATTGATGACGGTTTACCGGTGTTAAATAGTTTCACCGCAACACATTATTACTACTATGATAAAGATAGTGGCAAATACTATTATCCACTATATAAGGATTTAGAATCAGTGTATGCCCTTCAGTTAGACTTTGACACCTATTTCTCTGGTCTTGGTATACAAAACTATACTGGCGAACCTGGAGAATCCGTGTATCGAGGCAAGACTTATTATTATCCGAAAAACGCAGGCATAGCGTTCTATACAGGTGGAACAACAGTCCAACCTGGTAGTTTACTGTTTCGCCCTCTATTCGCCGATCTTCCAGACACGTTTGGTGATAGTCCATTCATACCTGCTCAGTCACTTCCTACCCCATATCAACCTTAACCGCAACCTTTATTAACTAATATGTTTACAAAGACCTCTTAATATGTTATAATATACGTATTAAGAGGTTATTTGTATATGTCATATGTCATTTCTTTACAATATATAGTGAAATAACAGTTTACTTTTGCCTCTAACTATGATATAATATACATTCTAAACTAGTATATTAACATTAAAGAGGTTACATGTATGTCTATAATGGACAAACTTAAGAAGAACTCTAAAATTAAAGAGACTTGCGTTCTTCAAGATTCTAAGTTCTTTCAAGAGAAAGATCAAACCGCAACAGACGTTCCAATGATCAATGTGGCTTTATCTGGATCAGTTGATGGTGGATTATCATCTGGTATGACAGTTTTAGCTGGTCCTTCTAAACACTTTAAAACATCATTCGCATTACTTATGGCTGCAGCGTATTTGGATAAACATCCAGACGCCGTAATGTTGTTCTATGATTCAGAGTTTGGTTCGCCTCAGTCATATTTCGAATCGTTTGGTATTGATACTAACCGCGTTCTTCATACTCCAATCTGTGATGTTGAAGAGTTAAAATTCGATCTAGTTGGTCAATTAGATAACATTGAACGCAACGATAAAGTTATTATCGTTATTGACTCTATTGGTAACCTTGCTTCTAAGAAAGAACTTCAAGATGCAAAGGATGAGAAATCAGTTGCTGATATGTCTCGCGCCAAAGCCCTTAAAGGTCTATTCCGTATGGTTACCCCATACTTGACCATGCGCGATATCCCAATGCTTGCAATTAACCATACTTACCAAGAAATGGGTTTGTTTCCTAAAGCTGTTGTCTCTGGTGGTACTGGTATCTATTACTCTGCTGATAATATCTGGATCCTTGGTCGTCGTCAAGACAAAGAAGGTAAAGAGATTAAAGGTTATCACTTTGTGATTAACATCGAGAAGTCTCGATATGTTAAAGAGAAGTCATGTATACCAATCTCAGTAACTTGGGACGGCGGTATTGCTCAATATTCTGGATTACTAGAAGTAGCTATGGAAGGTGGATATGTTGTTAAACCATCTAATGGTTGGTATTCTCGTGTAAATCCAGCAACAGGTGAAGTCGAAGAATCTAAGGTACGAGAGAAGGCAACACTAGAAGAAGAATTCTGGAAGCCAATCCTTGCTTTACCTGACTTTAAAGAGTTTCTCAAGCGTAAATTTACTATTGGTTACTCACTAGCTGCTGATAAAGCACTTGCGGAGGAAGATAATGAATAGTAACATTACTGCCTCAGACTACTCATTCGTTGAAAATGAAAGTGAAGACTTTTATGGCGTTAAACTTACGAGTGGAATGTGGCCTAACGTTATAGTTGTATATGGCAAAGTTAGTATTAAAGAGAGTCCAGAAATTGAACTCGCTACTTTGTCGTTTACTTATAATATTCAAGATTCTGCTAAGTTTCAACCTACTGAGTTAGAAAAGGATGAAGCATTTAACAATTATCTTGGTGAAATTCTAACACATATTGTATGTGATCAGGTGGAGCGACAAGTTGGATCTTAAAAATGAAATACCTACTCATATTCTTAATCACTTACTGAATAATGAAAGCTATTGTCGAAGAGTAGTACCATTTCTAAAGAAAGATTATTTTGAAGGACCACATAAGGTTGTATTCAATCTTATAGTTGACTTTGTTGAAGCTCATAATAAGCTACCAACGTCTCAAATTCTTAATATGGAATTGAGAAAGATCAACGGTCCTGATGATCTTCTTACTCTGTCGAATGATTTAATTCAACAGATTGAGGTAAAATCAGATATTGATACTGATTACCTTATTGGTGAATCTGAAAAATGGTGCCGTGATCGTGCAATATATGCTGCGATTATGGATTCCATTCAGATCATTGATGGTAAGAAGAAAGATGTCGCTGAAGGCGCTATCCCAGAGATTCTTTCAACGGCTCTTGGGGTAACATTTGATCAACAGATTGGTCATGATTACATTGATAACTCTGACGATCGCTTTGACTTTTATAACTTGAAAGAAGATCGGATGCCGTTCGACTTAGATCTATTCAATAAGATCACTAAGGGTGGATTACCAAATAAGACACTTAACATATGTCTTGCCGGTACTGGTGTTGGTAAATCATTATTCATGTGTCATTGTGCAGCTGCCGCATTACAACAAGGTAAGAACGTACTGTATATAACTATGGAGATGGCTGAAGAACGTATTGCCGAACGTATCGATGCTAACTTAATGGACTTACCAATACAACAACTTGAAACTATATCTAAAAGCGCATTTGATCAGAAAATTGAAAGAATCGCTAAAGGATCGACTGGTAAACTAATCGTTAAGGAATACCCTACTGGTTCAGCTCATTCTGGACATTTTAGAGCATTGCTTAATGAACTTAGACTTAAGAAGAACTTTAATGCTGATATAATCTTTATTGATTATCTAAACATATGTGCTTCGGCCAGAGTTACTGGTTCAGCGGCAGCAAACAGTTATACTTTAGTCAAATCTATTGCTGAAGAACTACGTGGTTTGGCTGTAGAGTTTAATGTACCAGTCATGTCTGCAACACAAACAACTCGTTCTGGTTATGGTAATACTGATGTTGGTTTAGAAGATACTTCTGAATCCTTTGGTCTACCTGCGACTGCTGATTTGATGTTTGCTTTAATATCAACAGAAGAGCTTGAAGACCTTAACCAAGTTATGGTCAAACAGCTTAAGAATCGTTATAATGATACTGGTGTATATAAACGATTCGTTATTGGTATTGATAGATCACGTATGAAATTATATGATGTTGAAGAATCTGCTCAAAGTAATATAATGAATGATAACGCACCTTCAGCTATACCTGACGCTCCATTAAATAGCTTTGGTGATAGAGATACAAAAGACTTTTCTGGTTTTAACGTATAGAGGAATAAAGGTATGAATGATTTAGCTGAAAGAATCGCAGCAATGTTAGCAGCGTTTATATTAGGTATGGTTGTTGGTGTGCATAATGTAGAAGCAGCAGAGTTTGAAGGAATCTATGCCAAGCTCGGTCTTGGCTACAAGTTCTCAGAAACAGAAGACGTATATAACACTAATAACGAATTAGTGTTTTCTGGTGGTCGTAATCCTTCAGCTCGAATAGACATATATGGCAAATGGGATAACGGTCTATCAGTTGGAATCGGTCATCAGTCAAACTATAGAGATGGAACTCCATTCAACGATCGTCCAGAATACCACAAGACTGAAATCTTCATTGATTATAGTCGATGCATCATATTCTGCAAATAGTAACTATTTACAGTTTACAAATCCATTCCAGTGTGTTATAATTACCTTATAGTAAATAAAGGTACTATGTTATGAATGAAGAAAATGACACAACTCAAACAGTAGATCAATTTGATATTGAAGTATGTGAATGTGGTAAGATGATTGAATCTTGCCCTGATGCATATGAACATATGTCTAAGGGATATTAATATGTATGCCTTAACTGTAGACGAAATCAAACCATGGAAGAAAGCACTCGAGCATGCTATTGTTGAGCTATGCGAGTTAACGTTTCTTAATGACCATGAATACAACCACATGAAGCAAACGATACTTGATATACCATACACTGTTCTAGGTCCAGAAGCAGCTGATGAGATCTTCGAGTACGTTGCTAAGTGCCATGGATTCGCAAACTATAAGTACGTAGGAGAATAATATGGAAATTACAACTATAATGTGTGCACTTCTCGTAGGTTGTGCTCTTACATCATATAACATTGGTCTTAAAAAGGGTGCCATGCAGGCACTTAATATATTGGAAAACAATGGTATTATACAAACATCTAAAGACGGCAATATTACACCAGGAGTTAAAAATGACAAATAAAGCAAATGAATACTCGCCAGCATTTCACCAGTATGTTGAATCCTATAGAGATATGCATGGTAAAACACCTACTTTGTCAATGACTCAGTACTTTCTCTACTCATCAGCCAAAAGACAAGCAGAAATGATTGACGAGCTTCATCCCGATGACAATAAACCTGTATCGTAGGTCTAGTCAAGATACGGACTAGTATAAATATATACGTTACTTAAATTTATGGGATAATCGAAAAATGAAAGACTTTAAGGGATTCTTAATAACAGAATCTGCCAAATCTGACCGATACGAAAAAGACGTTGCTGACTACATAGACTCAATGGATGGTATTAAGGCTGAACGCCCCAGAGTATCGGCAGCGTATGCAGATGTAAAACTAACCAATGACGCTGGTAAGAAGACCTGGTTAGAAGTCAAAATGAATCATACCGATAATCTATCTAATCCTCGAATATTCTTCGACGGCAAACAATGGGCAACAACATATAAGACTCCAGCAGCGAAGTATGCTGTAGAGCAAATCAATAAGTCAAAACAAGCAAAAGAGTTTATCGATGCTATCGGTAACTTTGCTGGCATTGATAACCCTAAAGTTCCTACTACTAAGGGTGGACTTAAAGATCCTAATGCTATTCCATTAGATGTTATGAAAGAATACTTTAATCAGCCTGGTGTTAATAGATACATTATGGACTTACCAAACATTGATCTAGGTAAGATAGTAACTGATCATTATCTTATTGGTAAGGCAGAACCAGCAACATATATGTCTGCAAAAGATGACTTCTATATGATTGGTAATAGTAATCCATTAAACGTGCCTAGAGACGTTCCCTTATTAAGCGGCACTGGTAACTTTAGAATTAGAGTATCAACTAGATCTAATTCATATGAAGTACAAGCAGAAATCAAAATAGCAAAAATGCCAGCATCTAAATATTCAGTAATGCCAGGCACTAAAAAGAAGAATCCATTCGAATGAAATCATTAAAGGGTTATCTATCAGAAGCTTCTGGTAAGAACACGCACATGAAACATATTGAAGATCTTGTCCTCGATGGTGGAGTGAAAGGTGCACGTGAAGCAATTAACGCGCTTAGATCATTAAGAGATATGTTAGCAGGAAATTCTAAGTCTTCTACTGACGTTACAGTGAAATGGGACGGCGCTCCCGCTGTATTTGCTGGTGAAGATCCACGCGATGGTAAATTCTTTGTCGCTAAGAAAGGAGTTTTTAACGCTGATCCTAAGGTATATAAAAGCCATGACGACATTGATGCTGATACTCAAGGTGACCTGAACAAGAAACTAAAGATGGCATATGATAACCTAAAAGATTTAGGTATTAAACAAGTCATACAAGGTGACTTCATGTACGATAGAGGCGATCTTAAGAAGCAAAAGATCAATGGAGAATCATACATTACGTTTCATCCAAACACTATATTATATGCAGTTCCTGTTGATTCAGATCTAGGCAAAACAATTGCTAGGTCTAACATTGGTATCGTATGGCATACTGTTTATACAGGTGGATCATTTGAGAATATGTCAGCTCAGTTTGGTAAGTCAATAGTTAGGACGCTTAAGTCATCTAATAAAGTTTGGATGATTGATGCAACTCTAGATGATATGTCTGGTACTGCTATTATGACTGCATCTGAAACTGCAGAAGTGACCAAATCGCTATCTAATGCTGGTAAGATATTTAATAAGATTTCAGCATCAACGCTAAAAGAAATCGAATCAGAGAAAGAACTTAACCTTATAATCAATACATATAATAACACTAAAGTGAGAGCAGGTCAACGCATAACTAACACTAAGTCTCATGCTAATGGTCTTATTGACTTCGTTAATACACGTTACTCTAAAGCCATTGATAAACTAAAGACCGAAAAGGGTAAATCTAGAAAGGCCAATGCCCGTGACGAACTTATTGCTAAATTCTTTAATAAGGACAATCTAAAGAACCTAACAATGGTATTTGATCTACAGAATGCTATCGTAGACGCCAAGCTGGCCCTTATAAATAAACTTAATACGTTATCAAATATAGACACCTTTGTAAAAACAAAGGATGGATTTAAAGTAACTAATCCAGAAGGGTTTGTTGCTATTGATCGAATAGGTGGTGGAGCTGTTAAACTCGTTGATAGACTTGAGTTTTCATCTAACAACTTCTCAAAAGATATTATAAAAGGGTGGGATTCCCCAACAAGGTAAAAAAACTATGGACTTTAAATCGTTTAAAGAAATACTACAAGACGCTGACGGCAATATTGATGAAGCGTTAACAATGCAACAAAGACTTAAAAGAAAAGTAGCATTTAAAAAAGCTAAATCTAAAATTGCACTTGGTAGAAAGAAAGCAGCAAAGCGACTTGCGTCCCCTGAGAAACTTAAAGGACGCTCTGAAAAGAAAGCTCGCGCAGTCTTTATTAAGAAACTGCTTAGAGACAAAGATAAGACTGAGTTATCATTTGCTGCTCGACAAGGCTTAGAGAAGAAGCTAGATCGTAAGAAAGCTGCAATTAAAAAGTTAGGTAAGAAGCTATTACCTGGCGTACGTAAAGCAGATAGAGCAAAACTTTCTAAGAATAAAGACAAATAGGAAACAATAATGACGTTTCGTTCATTTAGTGATTTTATATCCGAAGAAGTAAAAGAAGTATCATTCGTATTTGGTAGATTTAACCCACCAACAAACGGTCATGAGAAACTATTCGATGCATTAAAGAAGAATTC